TTTCACGTTGGCCAGCAGCGATTGAAAATCCGGGATATGCTCGAGCACATCCCACAGCGTACACGCATCGAACGAAACCAGGTGCGGATCGACCAGCAGCATCCGCTGCTCGAGCCAGGCGATGCCGGCCGGGTTGACGTCGTAGCCGTAGGTGGTGCGGTGGCGCGATCGCCGCGCTTCGATGAACGCACCCGAGCCGATACCGACATCGACCAGTGCTCCCCGGTAATGCTGCTCGACGAAATTGCAGCGCGCCTGCATCAGCGCGCGCCCGAGATCGGTCTGCGCATTGCGATCGAAGCTGTCGAAATAGTCCTGATCGTAGGGTGCAAACCCAGCCTCGACCGGATAATGGCCGATGCCAAGCTCTGGCCACCAGGTCAGGCGGCGGCGCGAGAACTGCGCGACCAGCGATGGAATTGCCCGACGGGATCGGTGATCCTCTTGTCGCAATTGTGCAACATGTTCGTGCATCGACAGAACTTCTCCGGGACGGCAAACCCGATGCGGCTGAGATCGAGCCGCGGGTCGGTGATCTTGGCGGGTGCGTTGTGGCCGCCGTGGCCGCCCAGCACCACGAAGGTGGCGACCTTGAGCGCGAGTCCGGCCGGGACGATCCAGCCAACCCCGCCGATGACGATGTCGGCGTCGCGCACCAGCGCGAGCAGCTCGCGCACCGCCAGCTCGCCGAACACGAAGTAGCGATGCGCCGGCGGCAGGTCGCCCACCGCCCATTCCTCGCCCGGCGCGATGTCGGCGACCGCGACCACGGTATGTGTCGCCATCAGTTCGCGCGCCAGGAGTGTTATATATTCCGGCCGCGGGTTGCGGGCCTCGTTGCGCCATTCGCTGCGCACCGTCACCGGGCGGACGACCGCGATCGGCCGCTGCGAGACCACCGGCGACGCGCCCAGGTCCGGCAGATCGAACAGCGCCGGATCGAACCCGACCTTCAGCGCCGCCCAGCGATATTCCAGCGCCTTGATGATCGAGGCGGTCGACAGGCTGGCGCCATATCCGACCTTGACCTCGCGCATCGGCACACGCGGTCGCGACCAGAGATCCGCCCGCTGCCGCGCCATGTTCTTCTGCTGCGTGCGCAGCTTGCGTCCGCCGCGGATGAACTTGATGTCGAGGTCGGCGTAGAGCTCCGGCCACGGCGTCTCGAGATGGACCTCGTAAAGCGCCGCCGCCGCGCGCACGAACGGGCGCTGGTAGCAGTTGTCGCCGAGTCCCCAGAGACCTCGAATTAAAACTGGTCGCATCGCTCTGCCTTGAAGTCGTAAGGCATGCGATTGCGCTTTTTTCGCCACATCACTTCGGCCCCACACTTGCAGGTGCCGGTTTTCAACGCCGCCTGCGCGTTCTTGCGAGCCATCGATGCCGCCCTCAAGCCACCTGCCGCTCGTCGGACGACAATATATCATCCAGGCTGATGACCGGAAGCAGATCGGCCCAGGCCGTCCCCGGCGAGGCATTGAACGCCGCGATCTTGAGCGCCCGCAGCGACGGCACGATCGTCACCAGATCGGCGTGCTGCTTGTCGTAACAACCGGCGCGGTGCGGCCAGCGGTGCGGCTGGTGGTGATGGCTGCGGCCGTCGGCGGCCAGTTTGCCGTCGGCGCCGAGCCAGACGATGGTGCCGCCCGGCCCGACCAAGTGTGCGGCGAGATTGGTCGCCGCCGTCAACGAGGTCCATTTCTGCATCAGGCTGTCGTGCGCGAGCGCCAGCCCCGGCGGCTTGGCGGCGCGGCAGACCAGCACCTTGGTGTCCTCCGAGCACAGCCGCGAGGTGGTGACGACGCGGCCGCGGAAACTCGCCACCGCCGCCCGATTGTCGGGCTCGAACCACCAGCGCCAGTCGCCGAAATAGAGAAAGTCCGCCCATGGCAGCTTGTAGACGCTGGAATTGATCGCGATCACCCGCCGTCCGCGCAGCGCCTCGAGCTCGACCCCGAGCACCGATGGCCCGCCGCCGACGATGAACACGGTCTCGCCTGGCCATTCGCGCGGCACCGACCAGAATGCAGCCTCACGCGACATATAGGCGCCGGTACGGTTTGATCAGGTCGATCACCGGCGCCGACAGATAGCCCGACGATGCCGACGACAACGACGAGGTGAAATAGGACACGCGGGTGTCGCCGTGCTGCAGCTCGCGAATGCTGGGATCACGCGTGCCCGAGGTGCGGCCCTCGCTGACCGCCTGGATCACCGCCTGCTGCAGCCGCGCCGGCGCCTGTTCCGGCAGGTCATAGCCGCCGCTATAGAGCACGGCGACCACGGTCTCGGCCCAGCACCCGCTGGTCCACAGCCGGCCGCTGTCGGGATCGAACTCATAGTCGGCCGCGGTTGCGCCCGCGGTCGAGACCTCGGCAACCTCGATCACCGGATAAAGCGAGAGCGTCAGCGCCTGCCGCGGCAGCATGTTTTCGTTGAAATCGAAGGTGAAGGTCTCGAGCGCCTCGGCCAGGCCGAAACGGCGGTTGCAATATTCTGCAAGGATGCGTGACTGCATTGTGATGGCCGCCTGCAGTGCAGCATCCTCGTCGGTGCCCTCGATGCTGAGCGCGAGCTTGAGGTCGGCGAGGCTGATCAGGTCGGGCCCGGCGCTGTCGGTCGCCTCGCTGAGAATTTCGAGAATGGAATGCATTACTTCAACCTGAGCGGCTCGAGCGCGCGTTTCTCGTCCATCCGCGCATCGCGCCCGTCGCTGCCGCGCTTGACGGCGAGGCGCCAGTCGTCCGACTTGCCGGGCTTGGCTGCGGTCTCGGCCTGGGCGATGAAGAACGAGCCGCCCAGCGTGACGCCATCGCCGGCGACATAAGTCGCGCCTTCTCGCCACACCCCGGCATCGAGCACGATGGAGGTTTTGATCTCATGCACCGTCTCGCCGATGGCCCAGCGCAAGGTCCGGCCGCCGTCCGGCGTGGTGACGGTGGAGGTCTTGATGGCGCGGCTAACTTGCTCGGCGGCATAGTCCTGCAGGTAGGTTAGGTCGGCGGCGTTGCGGCCAGGCTCGCCCTTCTGGCCGCGCTCGCCGGTCTTGCCCTCGAAGCCGGCCGGTCCCATGGGACCGGGTTCGCCACGCTCGCCCTTCTCGCCGCGTTCACCCTGCTGTCCTGGCTTGCCTTCGAGTCCAATATCGCCCGGCGGCCCCGGCATGCGCGCCAGCGCTCGTACCTCGGCCAACGCGCGCTGGCACATGGCCAGGCAAACGCCGAAGCCCTCGATCAGTGAATACGTGGGCGCGGGGATCATCGGTTTCTCGCTCATGCCGTCCTCTAGGCAAATATCTCGTCGGCGCGCGCTTGCGTCAGGATGCCGTCAGCGACCAAGTCCGTTTTGAGATTTTGGGCCTTCTGTCTTGCCAGGGCGACAGTGCTGTCGCCGATGACGACATCCCAATTTTTTGCATTGCCTATCTTGTTGGCCGCAATGTCGTCGCGGCGGCGCTTCTCAAGTGCCAAATATTCAGCATTCGTAAACCGAGCGATGAAATCCGCGGGTGTGAGTATGCTTGATGGGTCGGTCGGATCGTGAGCAGCGACCACATTGTCGAGTGTCGTGTTCTGTGCTGCGGTCAAATATTCGCGCCCGGTGATTGTATCGTCCGTCGTTCCCCAAGCTAACGGTAGCCCGCCGAGCCCTGCCTCGATCACTTCGTCACCGAATGTTGGACCGAGTTGCTTTGCCATCGCTCAAGCTTTGATTTCGAGCACGTTGATGGTCACGTGCGATGCGCCACCCATCTTACGGCCGGTGCTATTGCCGTTGACATAAACACTCTGCGTGACGCCATTCAGCGAGCCGTAGCGCAGCTTGAACGTCGTCGGTGATGTGCTACCCGCGGAAATTTCGATGATGATATTTGCAATGGCCATGGTGTCTGCGCTTGGGGCATGGACCATAGTCGCCGCGATGGCGGCCGCCGTACTGTCCCGAAACAACGCAAACCAGACGCCGAACGTCTGAAACGCCGTCCACGGCATGACGGCTTGAATGCGCAGCTTATTTGTCGATGCCTTGGGCGTGATCGAAACTGTCAGAACCTCTACACCATCCGTCTGTTGTGGGATTGAGTCGGCAGCTCCCGCCATTGTGGCAGTCGTGGTCATATAGCTGACCATCTCGGCATAGCTCGCGCCCACTGCGGCGCCCGTTGGAGACGTTCCAGCAGCCAGCGCGGTCTGGACAAAGGCGGTAGTTGCTATCGAGGTATCATTGTCGCCGGCTGTGGGCGTCGGTGCTTTCGGATCTCCGGTAAAAGTCGGCGAGGCCAGCGTCGCATAGGCCGAGAGATCAATCGAGATGTTTTGCGTGCCGCTGTCGTAGGTGAGTGGCGCGGTCGCCGAGACGACACCGGGAGGACCCGGTGGACCCGCGGGACCACTCCGCGCAATACTGAGGAGAGCGCGCTGGTTATTCGACAGCGCGGTCCCACCTCTATTCCAGACAATCGCTAACTCGCTGTATCCGGTCTTCATCACCGGATCGGCAGTCAACGTATATTCCTGGGCAATGGTGCTGTCGGTCTTGTCCTGAATATAAAACAGGTCGCCCGACTTCATCCCCGCAATGTAATTACGGACCGCCGCTCCGTTGGCATCGTCGTCGTCGACCCACGCCTTGGTTGCCGCAGTCTGATCGGTATTGTCGAGCCGCACCTGGGCGTTGCCAGGCGGCTCGCCGCCGGTGTTGTAGGTATACTCGAATGTGCTGACCGACGCTCCCGGCTCGCCTTGTGGCCCCTGTATTCCGTCTATTCCGGGCGGTCCTTGCGCGCCGGTCGCGCCGGGCACCCCTTGCGCGCCGGTGGCGCCGGTCGGGCCTTGCGCTCCGGTGTCGCCTTGATCGCCCTTCGGTCCCGGTGATCCGGTCGCGCCAGCCGGGCCGGGATCACCTTGCGGCCCCGGCGGCCCCTCTGGCCCGGGCGGACCCGGCGGGCCTTGCGTGCCGTCACCATTGCCACTTCCGCTGCTTCCGCCGCCGCCGCCGATTGGAATCCGAATGCCATCGATGCGATCGTTTAACTCGTCGACGTCCTCATACAGCTCGGTGAAATTTTTGTTACACTTGTCGAACGAGATTCGGATCTCATCGTTGGGCGGCAGGTCATCGATGTTGATAATCTGCTGCATTTACGAGTTGCCGGGCTCTCGTTGTTCGAGCGGCGGCGACTCATGCAGCAGGCGCACCGCGCTCGCGATCTGGGCGGCCAGTTCGGGCGGCAGCACAGTCTTGGTGAAAGCCTCGGCAACGCAGTCGCGCACGAACGGCACCATGCCCTTGGCCAGTTCGGTGATGTCGTTGTCGTCCATCATGCGGCCTCGCGATGTATGGCCTGCAATGCCCGCGTGAATTGCTGCGCGATGTCCTTGGCGGGAGTTGGCTTTGGCGCCGGTTCGACCGGCTGGTCCTGTGCGGCTGGCTGCGCTGGTGCGGGCGGCGTGGCCGGCTTGAACGGATCGGCCTGGGCATCGCGTTTGGCCAGCGCCTCAAGTGAGTAATTTTGCTGCTGGAGGAAGGGTTGGTCGCCGCCCTTGACCGGCTTGAGGTCAAACTTCGCGCGGCCCTCGTTGGGTGCCATCGTGCCGGCGCCCTGCAGAATCTGCACCGTGGTCGCCAGCGTCACGGTATCCATGCGCAAGAGGTTGTCGGTATCGAACTCAGTGCCGAGACTTTCGCCGACGCCGATGCCCAGCGCCGCGTCGAGCAGCTCCTCCATTTCCTCGATGTGCGACTGCAATGCTTGACTGTAGTATTCCACATTTAGGGCTTGGACGTTGTTATATGTCGGCAGCACGCCGACGCCGACCTTGTAGGGTGGCACGTGATAGACGCTGCAGACCACCTCGGCCGACCATTTCAGTTGCTCGATCATCTGCCCTTCGACATTGGTCATTGCCATCTTCTCGTATTTCATGCCGCCGGACAGCACTGCGACACGGCCGAGATTGACGCGCGAAAATCGCTGCTCCCATTCCTCCTTGATGCGCTTTTCCTGCACGTCGTCGATCTCGCCCGGCGTGGTCAGCAGGCCGCCGGGCACCGATGCATTCTCGAACAGCAGCGCCGAGGTCTTTTGCGCATTGAGGCCGAGCATCGAGGCCAGGCCCGAGGCAAACACCGGCGGCGTGCCGACCAGCGGGTGAAATAAACAGTTGAAGCGATCGTGGATAATTTCGCGTGCCGGCACGATGATGTCGTCGATGTCGGCCAGGTTGTCGCTGCTCAAACGATAGAACACGCTGCCGTCGTCGGCGACCAGCGGCTGCACCCGCGTCGGGTCGAGCACATGCAGCGCGGTCACCACCTGGCGGTTATCGCGCACCTTGAGCACATAGGTATTGCCGCGCGCGAGTTTTGACAGCACCCAGCATTCCCAGAATTGATTCCGGGTTTGATAATCATTGGGCCGTCGCAGCACCGGGCTGAAGGCCGGGTTGGTGGTTTCCGTCCAGATGTCATTTTTGTCCTTCTCGACCAGCTTCACCCGCAATTTGGCGATGTCGCGGGCGATCAATGTCTTGCAGGCGAAGTCGGCATGAAACGATGCTGCGGTGTCGACATTGATCTCGAGGTTGCGCTGCCAGGCGCCGGTGAACGGCTCGCGAATGATCGGATACCAGCCGCCGCGGCCTTCCGGCACCGAGTTGAGCGCCTTGCGCTGTTCGCCGGTGAACGGAATCGGCAGGCCGAAGATCCGCATCAGGCCCTCGCCCGGCCGATTTCATATTGCAGCCGCGCCATGCCCCAGCGCCGATCGACGTCGATGCCGAGCTGGGTGGCCTGCAGCCGCAGGGAATCGAACGTGGACTCGCTGGTGGCGGGCTCGGGTTCGGCCGCCGGTGACTTGGCGCCGGATGGTTCGATAGCGGCCGGCTTCTTCGCAACCTTGTCGGCGAAGCGCGCCTTCTTGCCCGCGACCAGGGCGATCGCGTGTCGCGGTGGCACTTCGTATTCCTCGCCGGCGGTCAGGTGCCGGGTGCCGTACTTGTGCGGCTTGATCGCCGTCAAGGTGCGCATTTTCATCGGCATCATCTCCGAAAAAAGGGGACGGGACAGTGGAGGCCCAGCCCGTCCCCAGGCAGCGAGAAAGTTAGGCGGTGTGGACGGGCCCGCCCCAATCTGCGCTCGTGAGATACGCCACCGACTGCGTGCGGCCACGCATCCAGTTGATGATGCGTTCGGCCTTGACACCAACTGAATTTGTTTGCCAGAGACTTACAAGCGAAGCACCTGTCGGCGTACTCGAATCGTGTGTTGGAGCGTCCGACATTTCGAGCGAAGCCTCCATGCTCGTATCGACGGAAACATCACCATCGTCCGCCAGGAAGATATCCGTGGCATTGACCAGCACGACAAGAGCACTAGGGACATAATCACTGACGATCACCGGCATGCCGTAGACTGTCCCGCCGGTTGCGCCCATGGTTGGGAATTCCTGCTGACCGAGCGGATTGACCATCATGGCCAGTGCCTGAGCACAGGCCGATGTCATGATGAATACGCCACTGGAAGGAGGATTGTTCGCCGCATTGAACTTGGCGAGCAGCGAGCGAATATCCAACCGAATGGCGTCGGAATCATCGCCCGACGAGACGATCGTTGCCGCACCGTTGGTGATCGAGGCGGGCGATATATTCGTCACTGCGGTTTTTGACGGAGTGATGAAGTCGATGTCAAGCCTCGCCCGCAATGCTTCCGCCAATTGATTACGCACGATCGCATCCGACTTCGGATCACTGAACCGGATGTTTTCCATGCTCAGCACGCAGATGTTCGCCACCTTCAATGGTGCAAGCGTGGTTCGCGTGAAGGCAAATGACGTTAATGGTTTGGCTTTCGCCTCACCGACCCAATAGCCAGCCCCGGCGCCGGTTTGCGTAACGATCGGAACGCGGAACGGCACCGAAACCAAAGCCGGAACGCCACCAGTGCCGAAGCGTCCCAGGATCGTCCTGGGTCGCAAGTACTCGAGAAACGCGGCGACCGCCGCGCCCCCAGTTTCGGCACCGATGAGATTGGCCGCCCAGTTGCCTGAGATGGTCGTGCCGGCGGGAACGGCAGCCTTGTAGAACGCGGCGACTTCGCTGTCGCTGCCATACATTGCCGCAGCAACATCCGACGCACGCTCGCTGGTTACTCGCTGGATGATTTTGACTTTCACACGCCGGGCCAATTCAATACCGGGTTCGAGTGTCGGCTGTGCCTTGACGATGATCGAGCCGCCGCGCGTCGCCGCACCGTCGTGTTGCGTGTCGACCTTGGTCACCGCCTTGGCCGCGAACGCCTTGGCCTGCTCGATCTTGCGCAGGCGGCCGAGGTCTTTGTCTAGGGCCTCGACCTCGCCCGAGAGCGTGTCAAACTCGTCCTGTTCGCCCGCATCCGAGGTGCGATCCTCGTCGAGACTCTTTTGCATCACGGCTTCCATGCGCGCCGCACTCGCGGATCGCTTGGCTTCCAAGGCAGTAATCTGTTCAGCAATGGTTTTCATGGCGCCCTCCAGGGCAGCAGACTTCGGTTGCGATGATCCCGAGGCGCCGGGCGGGTTGAGGTGAACGACACGGCGAGGCTTTGCTTGGCCGGACGCGGCCCGCTGCGCAGTGTCGATCGATTTGATGGTGGCAATGGTGGCTTCGCTGTTCGCCGGAATGGTCACGGCCGAGAGCTCGAGCCAGTCCCATTTCAAAAAGCGGATTCCTTTCGTCTCTTTAATGAATTCATGCTCGATCGGCTTGAACCCGATCGACAGGCCAGGAACCAGGCCGGCCTTGATCAGCGACCAGGCGCGATCGATCTCGGCGGTCACCCCCTTGGCGATCCTGGCGACGATCTCGATGCCAGCCTTGGTGATCTTGGCATGGGTGACGTGGCCGATCGGATTGCCCGAGTCGTGTTGCCACAGCAGCAGCAGCGGCAACTTGAACTGCGCTCCCGTCGGCTCGACCACATCCTCCAGCCGGTCCGGCGTCGGCGTCGATGCCATGCCGGTGATGACGCGCGCGTCCTCGTCGACCTGCTTGATTTCAAGCAGGGAGTAGGCTCGATTCAACATGGTGGTGGCCTCTCAGGAACTTTGCTGGCCGCTGCGATGTTGTCTTGGCGCAGATGGGCCGAGCAGCAGGTGACGCGATGGGCAACGACCCGAACAAGCCGGAAGATCAACAGCCGAAACCGAATCCAAATCCGAACCCCAATCAGCCGCCGCGGCCGCCCCGGTAACGCGCGCGGCATGATCGTGAGCGGCTATTGTCCCCCCCGATGGCCGCTCACTGCATTCTGATTTTCAGGCAAAAAACAAACGGCACTCTGGCCGCTTCTGCGGCGTCGGATTGAGCGCGAGCAACGCCGCCGCATTGAACAGCGCCATCAGCGGATCGATCTTGCCGTAGCCGGAATCGTCGCGCGCAATCCGCATCCCGGTCGGCGTTGGCACGACGCGCGCGTTGCCGGCGCACCACGTCATCAGCGCCTGGCCGCCGTGCTTGAACGAGCCGTCGACGAGCTTGCGCTCGACCGTCTTGATCGCGCCCATCAGCGAGATGCCTTGGCGGATGCCGACGAGAAGCTTGTCCTCTTGCGTGACGCCGATTTTCGCGAGGGCATCGACAATGCCGCCGATCCCGAGCGCGTCCACGCCGACACCGGCAAGTTTTTTCGAGCTTTTAACTTTTTCCACGATGTCCGTGATAAACGAAATGTCATCCGGCAATTCCTCGACCACGGTTAAGTCGCCGTCGGCCTGAAACCTTTCATAGAAACTTGTATTAGCTTTGCGCCGTTCCCAGCCTTCCGGCGATATCAGTGCATGCGTCCAGGCGAGATAGGTCTGCGTGGCCTTCTCCCGACCGATGATCGCAATGCCGAGCAGGTCGTCGAGGCCGCCGCCGTCGATGCCGACCACGACCGCTTCCGAACGCTCGAGCACCGCATCCAGCGTCAGTCCATCCTCGGTGCCGCGATCCCAGACATTGGCGCCAGCCCAACCGTCGGCCCTTAGAGACATTCCAATCTGGACGTTGAAATGCTGCGATGCAATCAATGCAATCGCCGCCGGGCCGTCGGCCTCGGCCCGCACGATCTCGCGCGCCAGGAAGTTCTCGTTGGTCGAGCGCCCCAGGTTCGGGTTGACCAGCGGCCAGTACTTGCGCTCCTTCCAGCCGCCGTCGCGCGCCAGCCGATCCGGCAGCTCGTACAACACGGGCAGTAAGGGCATCCGCGTCTTGCCGTCCCGCACCGCACGCGCCATCGCCAGCTCAGAGGCGAACACGCCCGACGGTGGCGACTTGGATTGAGTGGTGGTCTGGAACAGGAACCCGTCCGGCCGCTTGGTCAGCGCGCCGCGCAACTCGATGAACACTTCCGCCGCGTTGGCTCGTTTGGCAAAGACATGGGTCTCGTCGATCATGGTGCCGAGCGCCAGCGAGCCGGTGATCACGTCCGTATCCGCGGCCTTGATCTGCAGGCTCGCGCCGGTCTGCCGGTGGGTGATCTTTCGGATGTGATCCTGCACATGCAGGATCTTGCTAAGTTCGGGATCGAGCCGGATGGTGCCCTTCGCCTGCCGATACGCGATGCTGGCAATCTCGATCGTGGGCGCCACGAAGAGAAATTCCGCTGAAGGACGCGGATTGATGATCAGCGCCGTCAGCATCACCGCGCCGCCGTTCGTGCTCTTGCTGTTGCCCTTGGGGATGAGCTGGAACACCTCCGAAATGTGGCGGATGTTGTTGGCCCGGTCGTAGCTCCCGAACAGCGCCGCCACGATCGGCAAGAACCAGGCTCCGCAGACCTCGCCCAGCCGCGGCGTCCCGATCACGTCCGGCAACCGCAGCCGCTTGAAGCACCGCAGCGCCTTGGCCGCCTCGCCCTCGTACAGCGGCAGGTCCGGCACCAGGCTGCGGCCGTCCAGAATCCGCTCCTCCCAGTCCGGGCAGCTCGTGTCCCAGTCCTCGACCGCCTTAGTTGAGAACAATCTCTCGACGCCATCCGGGATGCCCTTGGAGGCGTCAGGGATAGGTGGATGGTCGACGAGGAAAGAAATGCCCATTTTATGCGGGTTAAAATGACGCGGGAGCGCCTGACCTTAATGGGTACACGTCGGGCAGTATTTGCGGCTCGCAGACACCCGTCTTCCCTTGATCCAAACCGGCATGTTCCCGCCGCAGCGAAGACAGGGTCGACGTGGCCTGATTAGCTCATCGTTCGGGATGCGGTCCGTGCGCGCCTTCCGCCGGTCAGCGATCGGGTATCCCGCTGCATTGAGGGTGCCCGGATTTCCCGCGATGACCTTCCAGCGCCTAACCGCAAATGGATCAAATGGCGGCTCGGGCGTAAACCCGGCATCGAATGCTTTGCGGCAAGTCGCACCGCAAAACCGGGTTGAATCATCACCCGACAGCGCGGTCGGTTGATAGGATCGCGCACAGGCAAAACACCTGGAGGCAATGTATTTGAAACCACGAGCTTGCCGATCCTCAAGGATTTGTCGGGCAAGCGGGTCAAGACGCTCGTCGGTCATTGTGGATTTCTCCCAGCCTCAAATTCAAG